ATTGCCGGAAGACGGGTCATTTAACAGTCATAGATGGAAATTGGACAGTGAACTTGAGAACATCAAAAGATGGAAATGAAAATACAAGCGACCGATTGAATATAGAATCGCGCTCATAAAATGGACAAATAAAAATGAAAGTACTAATCATCAACCAGATCACCCCGCAGGGTAACGACACCAAAAACGTCACCCATGCTACGACTCTAAACAATGCGTTCAAAAAAGCTTCTATTCATGAGTGGCAGTATTTCCGTATATATCAAGTATATAGCAACAGAGCGCCTCATATTGTGTTTGAGAGCGAGTATCCTTGTGAAAGGTTAAGAAGGACAGAAGCTGTAGAAGATTTTAGTGTGTTGCTGGAGGAGAAAGATGACTGACTGGTATGACTGCAAGAAAAAGATTCCTCCACGCTGCGAAGACGACCCCGAAGGATACACGGAATATGTGATCGTATATTGGGATAGCATTAAATCATATTCGATCGGCTGTTTTTGTATAGACGATTGCGCTACTGATATAGCCGATGATAAAAGAATACTCCTACATGGGTGGGGACACTGGATGACGGATTGCCCGGATTATGATTCAGAGCCTTCTCACTGGACACCCCTTCCCCCTTACGATGAAAAAGTCTGCATGGACGCACATTGGTCGTCACGTCATAAGCGAGACGGAATCTATGTTGAATCAATAGAAGGTAAATCAAAGGCAAAGAGAGTAAGTTTTTGTCCCGTCTGCGGAGAAAGTTAAACTCCCCTCATAAGAGGGGATAAACAAACTTCCTGGACAGCTGCGATTGCAACTTCTCACACTATATCACAAACAAAATATATCGAAGCAAAAAAAAAGACCCCGAAGGGTCAAAACCATAAAACGAAAAATTTAGCTTCAAAAAAAGAGAGGCCATGCGCTAACATGGCCTTGGATTACTCTTTGCGTGATAAACTAGATCATATGCGGTCATAGTTTATCATGCAATGAGTTTTCCTTACAATATAAAACATTATTTAAGGAAAACAATCATGTCAGAATCAAATCAAAATTCTAATTACACCAAAGAAAATCCAAACCTTTTTAATGATGAGTACCAAGAAAGGTTCACTCAAGGGTATCAATGCAACTTTGATAAAGTCCCTGCTATCATCGATCATTTGACTTATATCGACTGTGAGGTAAACAAGGAAACAGGTGAGGAGACCTGGTACAGGAAACGCCTGACGCCACATCAAAAAGAACTTTATCGAGTTATCAAGCAAAAATCAGGAAGAGTCAACAAAGCATGGGCAACAGGCCAAACATATGCTGATCAAATAGGATGCTCAAATAAAACAGTCGTCAAAGGTAAACAAGCATTGATGCAGTCCTTTGAACAGCTTGAAGGATTATCGCTTATTCTTATCGAAGAAAAGAGGACTAGAACAAAAAACGCTGATGGAAGCAAATACATCAACTCTAAGGTCATTCATAATATTTCAATAGTAGATGTCACCTCATACAACAATGCCTTCACCAAGCTTAATAATAAGGCCTTCCCTTCGATGCGCCAAAAGATCACAAAAGAAGAAGCAGAGTTTGCCATTGAAAAGATGAGACAGGGGGCGTTGTCTGATAATAAAGGCGAGATTGTTCATAACTTAGGGCGGAGTGTAGATGGAAATCAACCCAATAGGGCGGAGTGTAGTCGTACCAAAAACCCTCAGGGAAGAGATTTTGGGCGGAGTGTAGATGTACCCTCAAATCATATTCCTTTTTCTCCATATACCAATGTTATTAAAACAGACTACAACGGCTCCGCCGTCCCGCTTGCTTTTTTAGATTTGGATCTGTCTGAATGTTTTAGGAGTGAGTCAACTGCAATCAACTGGCTTCGTGCAATAGGGATTGATCAAGGCTACCTCAAGAAGATTAACGTATCAAACAAGCTAGGTGAACTTGAGCTAGCAGCACGATATTGCAGAAACATGAAAAACAGAGGAGTACCTATATCAAAATTGTCAGGATATTACGTTGATTGTCTAACTAGAAAAAGATACATGAGCCTCTAAATAGTATTGAAAAACAAATGTATAAGTATTAATATAGAGAATACCCAATAAGGAGATGTGATGCATAAATCAATTCTATACGAAGACAAATATTATATCACAGTACCTAGAGATTTTGATGAAAACATTCAAGAAGTTTGTGGATATGGAGAAACAGAACTTGAAGCCTATAAACAAGCATTTAAAAATCTTTATAATACTTATCGGAATTGCTGGGAGGCTATAAATGCCACAATGAACCTATTGGCATATAAAGGACTTTATGAAACAAAAGATGAATTTGATATTGAGCAATTAAAAAATGAAGAAAATTGGGGTTTATGTTTTAAATATTATAAAGAAGAAAATAAATATAAACTTTATTTGGAATAAGGAATGAATATCAAACAAAATATAGATTTTAAAGAAAAAGAATTAGTTGAATATATTTCAGGTGAGATATCAAAAAATGTTGAAATGTTAATAAATTGGGAGTACAGCAGCGCAGTCATTGAGCATGTGTTAGATAAAGAACAAAGCAAAGCTGAAATTATCTGTAAAGAAATGATAGAGCCAATTTTAAAAAAAGAGCTTCCGTTTAGCTGGCAAATTCATACTAGATGGCCTTTGGAAATGTTTTTTTATGGAAGTTGGTATTTTTCAAAATCTGAAAGATGGGGATTAGTCAAAAACAATGAAAAAAGTATAAAAAATCTATTATATTATAGATATATTTATAAAGATTTAGAGAAATTAGGATTTCCAACTTCATTATCCAAAAGAGTCATTTCCGAATATGAAAAAAATGGAACTTTCTTAAAAGTTAGGATTCTTGGAGGAATGGGGCTGATATTTCCTGATATGCAACCATTCATAAAAAAAAGCAGAAGATTAGATCAAAATGTTAAATATGGGCCAAATGGATTCGAGTATTATAAGGAATTTGATTGGATTTTCAGTACTATAGAGGAAAATACAAAAGAAAAAATATTTGAACAAAGCAAAATATATCTAGAAAACATGTTATTAATGGATGAGGAAGAATGAAGAAAATCCCCATGACAAAACAAGATCACCTTGAATTTGTTGAGGACTTGAAAATTATATCGCAATTACTTTCAAAATGGGAAGACAGGTTTTACAAAACCTTTAATGTAAATTCAGTGCATGTCAGATGTTTATGTAGTGCATCTAGAATGTTAACATCTAAGCTATGCTGCAAGATGGACGACCTTTGGTATAAACAAATTACATCAGAAAAATCGCCATATTACAATTCTGGAATAATTCATAGAAATTGAGGATGAATCATGAAGAAAATACAACTTGCGATCTACCTCCCTGCCGATCTTATCAAGCAGTTTAAGCACCACTGCATCGACAACGAAACGAAAGTGTCCGACATGGTGCAGCATATTCTTGAGCAACATTTAGCACAAAACAAAGACGGAGAGGGTGAATGACTGACACGCTGCAAGACCTGATCGACGAAGTTGACCTCATCATCGAAGAGATTGATGAGCTGGTAGCTAAATTGGATGCTAAATTGCCAAATGAAAAGGAAGCCCATGAACGATAGAATAGAGATACTAAACTACGACCCATGCGACAAAAACTCTCTAGTCGGAAAGTTCGACCTTATTATGAAAAAATGGGGCGTCACCATCCGGGGTATGTGCCATTTCAGAAAAGAAGATGGCAAAGAATGGGTAGGACTGCCAACTTTTTGGAAAGATGCTGACGGGGTAGGGAAATACATCCCGACGATAGAGTTTTTAGAGAAAAGTCATGAAGTAGAGTTTAAGCGACTAGTGCTTGAAGAACTGAAAAGAGCAATATGATAGAATGGAATGACGTTAATTTTAAAATGCCTGAAACTTATAAGCCTGTGATATGTAAAGGAAAATTAGACGGAAAAGACCAAATATTTGCAGGTTGGTGGGATAACGTAAAAAATCAAAAAGACTGGTATTGTTTTCCTATGTCATGGTGTTCATGTTGTCATCAACCCGAAACAATAGTAGAATTTTGGATTTCTTATCCTGAGTAAGTATAAAATTTTAGAAGAACAAGATGAATCCCAAGGTGATCCAGTTTAAAGAAGCAGTCAGGGAAGGGCGCAACATGTCAAACGTAACAATTGCAAATCATGCAAATATGATATATAAAAAATATATTCATTATGAAATGAAGCAACTGCATGACGACAAAAAACACCTGGATAATCCCGATACGCATTAGAAGCCCAAACCAGACGCTTAATGTCCATTGGGCAAAACGTCATAAAGAAAACAAAAAAAACGACACGATCATCCGTCTAGCTTGCAAGGGCATCGAAAAGACTCGCCTACCGTGCCGAATCACTTTAACTCGCATCTCACCCGGTACTCTTGATTATGACAATTTAGTCGCTAGTCTTAAGGCGCCGCTCGACGTTCTCGCTGATATGCTGATACCTGGCCTAGCACCCGGCCGCGCCGATGGCGACTCAAGGCTTGCTTTTTACTACATGCAAGAGAAAGGCAAAGACTTCGCCTTAAAGGTTGAGGTTGAATCGGTATAAAAAATCTGCTATAAAAAAAATCTTAGCGTTCTCATAATGAACGTTCTGAAATACGCTTATTCATTGTTTTGAGGAAGGGGGGAGCGCCTCTTCCTTTTTTTCTACATACCTAGCAAAAGCTTGAAGACCCCCGAAGTAAAGGCGGTTAATCGCTCTAATGCACCTGTCTTCCGTCCAAAGCTCAACATCTTCTTCAGGCAAGCTCATCTTAAGATAACGCCGTCCTTCGTCAAGCACTCTTTCCCATTCCATCTCTTTCATCAAAAACAACCTTTATATTTTCATAATCACTTCTTGAAGATAATGTTTGATCGTTGATTATTCCAGTAAAAATAATCTTCATATATTCAGTGTCATATATCTGTATAATTCCACGATAATAATTTTCTTCTATACAAATGCTTTTTGCTATTTCAATTAAAATATTAAAATCATCATCATCGGTTATAAAATCCTCCATACCCCCCGAAGGATAGAAAGTTTCAAACACAAAAAGCAGATATCGTCTAAAATCATTCATTAATAGCCCTCCCGATGGCATCTTCAAGCGAGCAATCTTCAGTAGCACAGTCTGTAAGCGCGTAGTACTCTCTACGCCACCCATACATGCAAGCTTCACAACAGAACCGTAAAGTGTTGCCAAATTCAACATTATAAGGAGAGCTATCAAAGCTCTCCAAGCAATAATCACAGTGTTTCATATTACCCCCAATTTTCTATTACATCTTCTTCATCTATATTCTCGCTGAGAAATGTATCACGACACGTTTCGCAACAAAACTCAAACGATCTTTTGTAACGACTCGTTTCCTCAAAATAAAAAGGATGTTCGCCTACTCTGCATAACGTATGATCGCCTTTGCAGTGGTCGCAAAATGAAGTATCTACCACATCCCACGCATCGTCGTATGTTTTCCAATCGTCGTAAGTCATGTTATCCCCCTTAATTTGTTTGTTAATATTCTAATGGATCGCCATTTTCTAAAAATAAATCATCATCAGCGATGCAACACAAGATATGATCATGAGAGGTTTGCATCTCGCGCTCATAGTCGCTTTCAAATTCATCATGCAAAAGCTTATGAGACTGTAATTTGTTCAAAGCCGATAATTGTGCTTTCTTGGTCAACTCATCAAAGTAATAAGTTTTTTCTGAAGTCATGGTATCCCCCTTGGTTTTGGTTAATCAATCATAGATACCCTATATAACTATAGGGCATATTGATTAATTAACTACGACTCATAAGGAGTAAAATAATCCCAAAAATCTTTTATACTTAGTGAATTGTATTCATCCCAGTTTTTTAGATCTCTCATCATATCAGCAGTTACATTATCAATTAAATCATCGTAGTTACATGTATAGCATGAAATGTCGATGTTAGCAGCTTGCTCGCTGACGTCTCGTTGTAGATCTTCACTTGTTAAAAGCATGTTACCATCCTAAGGTTATTTGGTTATAACATAAATATATCATAACAAATAAATATATGCAAGCTAATCATCATCAAAATCGAAAAAAGTTACGTCTACCTCAACATCACCCACCGAAACACTAGGAAGACAGGGCTGCTGCTCGCATCCTTTAGCTACAAGACAAACGATAAACAACAGCACAACATGCAGCAAAAAACCCATACCGAGCCATACGCCACGATTGTCAAATAAAGAAATATTCATACACACTCCTTGTAAATTAAATATAAAATTAGATATAATTCAGATAGAATATAAAAAAAAGGTTCGTATGTCAGATAACAACTCTTTTTTCTCAGAGCTTACTGTCACTATCAAAAGCGATGATGGAACGTACAAGCAAAAATTCCCGATGTATGAACTTTATCAAGTGACGCCCGACGATCCTTTAGTAAAAGAGTGCATCGAGGAAGCGATAGCAAACACCAAGATTATTCCTGATACAGTAAAACTTAAAATCTCAATGGAGGTCTGATGGCAGGAGGAAGACCAAGATCGACAACACCCCCACCAGAAAAGTGTATTGAGTTAGGAAAAAAACTAGTTAAATGGGCGACAGAAAAAACCGATCCCTCCGAACCGCTTAGATCTAGGTTTTGTGAATGGTATACATTACCTGAAATTGGGATGATCCAAGCCGAGTGGAAGTTGTTAATACAAGTTGAAGAGTTTTGGCCTTATTACGAGCAAGCTAGAGCTGCATTAGGCCGTAAAATCATTGACGGAACGATAAATCCCTCCATTGGTCATCGCTTTATGTGGCATTATGTCCCAGAAGCAAAAGAGCAGGAAATAGAAAAAATGAAAGCGGAAGCCAAATATAAAAATTCGCAGGAAGAGCAAAAGTTTACACTCTCAGAGATCAAGCAGTTACTCAAAGAAGAAAAGTTGAAGCAAGAATGAGTTGCTTAGATTCTAAGGTTTGGCGCCTCAATCACCTCTATCGTGTCATCAATAAAGACGGCAACAGCGTCCCTTTCAAACTCAATCCAGTACAGAAAAAAGTCATCGAAGAGCCACATAGGCGCAAGCTCGTGTTGAAAGCGAGGCAGCTCGGGATGTCAACCCTGAGCGTTATTGATATGCTAGACGATACGCTTTTCACACCTAACCTAGCCACAGGCATAGTTAGCTACTCTTTAGAGCACGCGCAGCATATCTTTAAGCGAATCATCGGGCATGCTCTAGATACTTTCCTCCCACAGCTCGTCCCTAATCTAGGTATAAGATCACGATCAGCAAGAGAGATAAGCTTTGAAAATGGGTCCTTTCTTAGAGTCGATACAACACTCCGAGGATCGACCTATCAAAATGTGCTTGTCTCAGAGTTTGGTAAGACATGTGCGCGCACACCGATGAAAGCCGAAGAGGTTATCACTGGAACGCTTAACACATTGCCTATTGACGGAAAGGTTATCATCGAGTCAACAGGTGAAGGCATGGATGGATACTTTGCAGATATGTGTTTGACTGCAAATCAGCATCAAGGTGAAGAGTTAACAAAAATGGACTATAAGCTTCTTTTTTTCCCTTGGTATGAGGAAGAAGGGTATAGGCTTCGCGATGAAGTGTTATATGACGTAGAGCTGACAGACTACTTCAAAGCATTAGAAGATCAATTAGAGGTCAAGTTCGATAAGCAACAGCGTAACTGGTACGCTCTTCAAAAGAAGGTCCTTGGAGAGAAGATTAAGCAAGAGTTTCCTTCAACAGTTCAAGAGGCGTTCATGTCTCGCTCTGATGCTTACTACTTTGCCGAGCTGATAGAGAAGGCGTATAACGAAAGCCGGTGCGTATATACACCGATCTATGATGCTTTAGAACCCGTCTATGTTTCAATGGATATCGGAGTCAATGATCTAACAGTTATTATCTTCTTCCAGGTTATTCATGGAGAGATAAGGATCATTGATTTCTACGAAGACAACAATAAAGGTTTAGATTTCTATGCTAAGCATTTACTGCAAGATAGGAAGTACCTGTATCACACTATATTCTTACCTCATGATGCAACAAAGCGCGATCCTTTAGATGTCGTTAACAGCTACGAAAAGGAATTTAGAAAGTTGTTTTCTGGGACAAACACACGCTTCATTGTCTTACCAAGAACAGACAAACAAGAGCTTATCGCCTACGCAAAAAACAAGTTTAATCGATGTGTTTTTAATGTGCAGAAAGTTAAACCTCTTTTAGATCAGCTATCTAAATATCGAAAACGATGGCATGAGCCAACGGGTCACTATCTTGAAGAACCCCAACCAAAGCAATTAGCAGGACACTACGCAGACGCATTTCAATATCTAGCGCAAGCTATTGGACATATTGAACGGGGTTCAAATACAAACAATGCTCTTGAAAAACATAGAGAGGTTGTAGCCCGTAGAAAGAAAATGATATATTAAAATTTGATTTAAACGGTATAAGTTAGATATGACTGACACAAATCTAATATCAGAATATGAGAGCAATTACCTGTATGCAAGGGACTTTTGGAGTCCTTTCGTAACGGATGCTCAGGTTTTTACCATGTCAGCAAGTGGCTATACCTGGTCAAATACTGAGCGTGAAGAGCTATCCAGGGAAGGGCGCGAGCCGATAGAATTCAATATTACTCGTCGAGCATTAGAATTCTTCTCCGGTTATCTTAGGGATAATCTTAAGTCTGTGGTCATTTCTCCTGTTGAGGGTAGTGATGAAGAAACAGCAACACAGTTTACAAAGCTTCAATATAATGTTTGGGATCGAGGAAGTGGATACAACACATTCCTTGGAGCATGTGATGAGATGTTAAAATCTGGCATCTCACTTTGTGGGCTGCAGATGGACTATTCCAAGGATTTTATCAATGGAGATATATCATTCTATAAGCGCACATTTAATTCATTCTATCTAGATCCTACATTTGAAAACCTTGACTTAAGCGACTGCGGATTTGCTATCACACGCGACCTAGTCAACCCCACGCAAGCGAAGATGCTGCTAGATAACATTGTCGATCCAAAAGTTATTGATGACATCCCGTCAAGCTTCCGTGATGACAAATTCATCAACTTCCATCCCAGTTTTACAAACGTAAGTAAAGCACCTAAGATCATAGCGTATGATCAATATTATCGACGTACAACGCGCATGAGAGAATACCTTGTCGATCTTACAACAGGATTTTATCGAGATATTAGCGACCTTGATAAAGAAGAAAAAGACAAGCTTAAGACTGGTATTAAGCGCATGAAAGATCTCCATGAAGATAGAGAGCTTCTGGGTTTGGATGAGTCAGAGATCCCAAAAGTCGAGATAAGGAAGATTGAGCGGCCATACGTAGAATTGAATATCATGTTGAATGGGATACCTGTTTATCGAGGTGAAGATGATACAGGAATAATAGAAACATTCCCTTTCCGTCCTTTAGTGTGTTATTTTGAGCCTTCAATATGGATGCCTTCACAAAGAATACAGGGTATCGCAGCAACACAGTATTGGAATCAGAGGCAGTTCAACAAACGACACATGAAGATTATCGATATGATGGATAGCGTCATCTCGACAGGTTACAAATACCTCATTGGCTCTGTTCCTGATGTTGAAGATTTGCAACAGTCAGGGCAAGCTAAACTCATTGGTGTAGACCCTGACAATGCCCCAGAAGGATTAAACTCTGTCCAAGAGTTACAAGGTGGCATGGTCAACCCTGCGATCATAGAATACCAAAAGATTCTTGATGATCTCTCTCTTACCCTCGCCAATGTCAACGAAAGCGTGATGGGCATTGATGAGGGGGGTAACACGCAAATTAGCGGACGTTTGGCACAGGTACGTATCGCCCAGGGCCTAAGATCGAATAGAAAAGTCTTCGACAATATCGAATATACGCAACAGCAGATGGGCGGCCTTGTGATGCAGGTGCTACAAAACAAGTATCCACCAGAGAAGATTGAGCGGATTCTAGGCGAAACACCGACTAAGCAATTCTACAATAAAGAGTTTGAGCAGTATGACGCCCAAATCAAAGAGGGCATCAGAAGCAAATCACAAAAAGATGCGTTCTACTATGAACTTGTCAATCTTAAGCGTGAAGGCATTGTTGATGTTCCCCAATCACTCATCATTGAGCAACTTGATGTTTCGGGTATTGAAGAACTTAAAGAAGCTATCAGTGCACAAGAAAAACAAGCACAACAGCAACAACAGAAAATTGATAAACAAGAGAGAATGGCGCTAGAGCTTGCTAATAGTCAGAAAATCTCAAACTTAAGCTTGGCGAAAGAGCGTGAGGCAAGAATCTTAAGCGATATTGGTCTAGCTGAAGAACGACATAGTGAAGCATCCTCTAACCTTGCCGATGCTGTACTTGCAAGAGCAAAAGCAATTGTTGAGATATCAAAACTTGAAGATGAACGTATCATAGAACTCATGAAATTCGTTCAGGAGATGCATCAACAAGAAGCCTTAGCACAAGAAGTTGTTTCATTAGAGACGGAACGTAAAGCTGAGACGGTCGACGCAAAAGAAGAAGCTAGGCAACAAATCGAGTCGCAAAATATTAATCCGCAAGAAAACCAACAAAATCCTTTATTGAACAATGGTCAATAAAGTAGTAAACTAAAAATAAACTTTGGAGGTTTAAAATGAAAGAACCCAAAGGTAAGATGATGGATTCACCACGTGGCATGTATAGCTATAAGGACAATCCATTAGCACCAGCAAAGAGGGTAAAACCGATGTGCGGGCCAGGAGGAAATCCTGATCAGCGCAAGGCTAATGAGCTTCTACAAAGAGCTCAAATGAAAGATGATTCTCTAAGAGGAAAATCTGGTAAGTAATGCAAAAGATGATGAAATGCCCCGAGTCGGGTTTGGTATTACCATCTAAGTTTATTGATGAGAAAGTAGCACTTAAGAAGGTCATTGACGAATGGCTGGAAAAGACGGTGATGCTGCATCAACATTTAGATATGCCCTATTTCATCACTTTTCATGCTAAGTTTGACCCGATTACAGGGGATTTTAAGGTAGATGCTCCCGTCATAACCTATAAAATACCTTCTTTTACATCGAATCAGATGGTGTACTGGGTAAACAATCGTAAGGGGATATGTGAACTTCTTTGGATGGTTCCCCCAAAAAGAAAGGGAGAAAAGTTGAAAGTTAACTTCAACACACAAGGTGTCGCCTACCTACAAGCAAAAGGTGCAATGCCATCGAACAAGGCATAATTGTTCGTTACAAACCCTCATAGCGGGTAGCTATGTCAACAAAGGAGAAACAAATGAGTGAGGAATACTCCGAGCCTCAAGAAAACCAAGCAACACAAGTAGCTGTAGAACCTGAGCAAAAGGCTGAAGTGGGTCATGATAATCATGATCAAGGTCATCAAGAAGAATCAGAGAAGATGGTGCCTCTGACAGCAGTTCAAAAAGAACGCAAGAAGAGACAGCAGCTCCAATTTGAACTTGAAGAACTTAAGAAAAAGCAGCAGCCTGCTGAAGAGGACTACTCAAAATATGAGTCTGTTACGCGTGAAGAGCTTGGAAATGTGCAGAAAGAGACAATTCGCACTGTCAGGGAAACGGACTATGCAGAACGTTACCCAGAGCGTGCGGAGTTTGTGCAAAATGAGTTAGAAGACTTTTTAACAAGAAGACCTAACCTCGCTTATGCGATACAAAACTCTGAAAACCGTATTAAAGAGGCATATGAATTGATGCAGGCCCTCAACTCTAAAAAGAGTCAAGCTAAGAGCCAAGCTCAACAAGCGCAGGCACCTCGTTCATCAAATTCTATACCAAAAGCTGCGGCATTAAACGACGCTGTTGATGTGTTCAACATGTCAGATAGTGAATTTAGAGATTGGCGTAAATCGAAAAGAAGGCGGCGTTAGGTCAATAGGAGACCTAAATGACAGTAACAACAACTAGTAACTATGGCTCAATGGCAGATCAGTGGGCGCATAGAGCTTTGTTGCAACGTTCCAAACCAAGGAACGTTCACAATCTGTTTGGACGCTCTTTTGATTTACCACAAAAGAATACCGACACGATGACGTTTAGACGTCAAGAAAACCTCAACAGTGATCCTGTTGTGCTACCTGAAGATGCTGATCCAGCACCAGAACAAATCCAAAAATTTGATATCAATGTCACAGTACAAGAGTTTGGTAAAGTTGTTCTCCTTAGCCGTAAAGTTCTTCTCGTTGTAGAAGACGATACAGCTTATGAGACAGCAGATAACCTCTCTCAGTGTATGCACACGATGTTAGACAAAGTTACGCGTGACGTATGGCAAAGTGCTGTTCCACAGATCACCTGCTTGAATGGTGCTAACGGTAATGCTGTAACAGAGTTGACACAAGATGATTGGGATAGAGCGATTGCCTATCTTGATGAGAATGACACCGAAAAGATGGCACCTATGATCGAAGGGACTTCCCGATTTGGTACTGGTCCTATCGAAGAAGCTTTCTGGTGTGTATCCCATGTCAAAGTTAAGCCTGACATCCGTGCACTGGATGCTTTCGTGCCAACATCACAGTATGGAGCACAAGAGACAGTACTACAAGCCGAGTTCGGTGCTGTTCAGGAAGCTAGAGTTGTGACATCGACTCTAGTCAATGAATCTTCGGATAGTCCTCCACAATATTCAAACACATTTGTCGGCGCTAATGCTTACGGCTATGTGTCTATTGATGAAGTGGCAACAGAAATGATCATGAAGCCATTAGGTTTCAATGATTATCTGAACAGGTTTCAATCTATGGGTTTCACAGCATGGTTTAATGCTGCGATCCTTGATGATTCCCATATCGTAAACCTACTCTCAACTAAAGCTTAAGGAGGTCATAAATGAGTGATTTATTTTTAGGCCAAACTATGACCTATAGAGCAACATTTGAATATGATGCTGGTGGAGCTTATACGTTTACTCTCCCTTTCCAAGCTGACAAGGTAGCAGTATATAACTATACTTCTTGGAGTGATGTCGGTGCAGAGCCATGCTCTGTATGGTTCAGAGGAATGCCTGCTGGTGATGCACTTCAGTGGCAAGTTATTGCAGATAACGGGGCGACCGGTGGAGAAAACTTGCTTCTTGAAACGACAAATGGTTTCACTTCTGCCGATACTGCTGGTGGCGCTACGAGTTATCGTAGAGCAATCAGCGCTGTTTCTCTAGCAGATCCGTGTGTGGTTACAACATCGACAACACATGGTTATAGCACAGGGCAAATTGTCAGGATTACTGATCTTGGTAATGTCGGTCCTAATGCTACTGCACGTGGCGCAGACGAATTGAACAATAACCGATATAAGATCGTTGTTGTTGATACAACCAATTTCAGCCTACAAGATCCAGTATCTGGAGAAGACGTAGACTCAACAGCATTTACAGCGTATGTATCAGGCGGTAGCGTTGTTCTTGAAACAAGAGAACTTAGCAACCCTGCAGCATATGATTATGCAGCTGTAAGTTATAGACTAACCTTCGGCACATCCATCTTTGGTGGTGCTGCCGATGGTGACGTGTTCTATTTCGAGGCTATGAAGTTTGGTCAGCTCGAAGATTTGGGCGACCTTGCAAACTTGAGATAATCATGAGTGGACAAGCTGTTTTTAGAGCAAATATCAGCAATATATCACAGGCTGAGAAATGCCAAGTAACGACGACATCGGCACATGGCTTTAGCACTGGGCAGCTTGTCCGCATTACCGATTTGGGACCAGTAGGTAGAAAAGCGGTAGACCGAGGAATGAATCGAATAGATGGACAGGAATACAATATTTATGTCGATTCAACAACCACGTTTCTATTGCGTGATCCCATTTCACTAGAATATGTCGACTCAACAAATTATGTTGCATATGTGTCAGGAGGACAAGCAACAGTGGAACAAACAACATTTGAATACGAAGGGAGTTAACATGGCAAGACCGAAAAAAAACGAAACAACAGCAAAAGATAGCTTCATTGATGGTATCATGGATAAGGCAACAAAAGACGATCTTAAATTCATGCCTTTAGAAAGCTATGAGGATTATCAAGAATATAATAAAAGAGCCCGTGCTGAAAACAAGAAATATGGTTATTGCAGACATCAAATTAAGCAATGCCCAGAGGAACTGCACCCCAAGCAACGTGTTGTCTTCAATCGCAATGATCAACCGATGAACCCTTTACCAGTCTTTGTAAGCAATGATAAAATTCATTTCAAAAAGACATTGGTTCCTGGGAAGGAATACGATCTACCACAATGCATTGTTGAGCATTTGCATAACAAGGGCGTGCCTGTGTGGAAGTGGTACGATAATCCAGATGGATCAAAAGAAACAAGAATATCGCATTATGACCCAAGGTTTTCACTGCGATCAGTATTTTAAGGTAAAATTATGGCCAGAGATTTTGTAGATGTTATAAGAATCATGCGATTAGCAATAAGACGGCGTAACGAAAACGACCCTGATTCTAATGATACGACGCTTTTAGAGTACGTCAATGACTTCTTCAATCTAGAAATGGCCAATGATACCAAGCTATTTGAAAACTTTGGAACCTTAGAATTTACCATCGATGAGACTGTCACTGATGGTGTATATACTTTTAATGATGTTGCAGCTGACAATAATTTCATCAATATTGGTTTGAATGGTTTTATAAGTTTGACAACGCAGCCTACAGATTCAACGTCATGGAATAGGCTCAGGATCTATCAAGATCCTGGGCTTTTCTTTAATCGATGGGGTGTTAACAACGAAGATATCTTAACCGCTGGATATCCTACAGAAATGTTATTTTATGGCAATCAAATGACATTCAGAACAATTCCAGACCAAAGTTACGATGTCACGATCTATGGATATAAGAAAAATGACGATATTACTAATACAAGTACTGATATACCCTATGATTATTGGCTTAGATATCTTGCGTATGGGGCAGCTCGGCAATACGCTGCAGATTATGGTCTAAGTCAAGAGACAATGGGAAACATAGAAAGAAACTTCAGAAAAGAAAAGAATCAACTATTGAAACGCACTCATAATCAACGAAAGCTCTCTAGAGCAATGCCGAGGTTTTAATGAGTCAAGCGTGTAGAAAAAGAGAAGAAATAGATCCATATAGTTTTGTCACTGATAGCGGTACTGCAAAATCATCTTTAAATACTGTTCAAATATATGGCAGTCAAAATGTCTCAACTGAAGGATCAGGATCAACGATTACAATAAGATCATTAGAGTCTATATCTGAAAAGACTGGCACATATACACTTACAGCTAATGACTACATGATTCTTTGTACTTCTGGAACTTTTACATTAGACCTACCAACCGCAGTATCGGTATCAGGAAAACAATACGAGATAAAAAATTCTGGAACAGGAATTATAACTGTGGATGCGCTTGGATCTGAAACAATTGACGGTGAAGAAACGATAAATCTCATTCAAGATGAATCTATAACAATAATCTCCAATGGAACAGACTGGTATATAATATGACACAACTAAGAAATGTTTTTATTGCTTCTCAGGACTCACCTAGTATAGACGCATTTGCCAGACTCCGAGTATCTGAACCACATACTATTTTCGATACTAAAAATATCTTTGATGATGATGCAATTGCCGGAACTGCAGAGAATCAACCTTTGTTTTGGGATAACCAACAGACATCAGGTGGATCTACAACAACAGTTTATAATGTTAACCAAGCAAAACAAACATTAAGTGTTGCAAATGGTGTTGCAGGTGTGCGCGTTCGTCAAACTTTACAAAGGTTTAACTATCAACCAGGTAAAAGTCAGCTTATTTTCATAACATTCAATTTAAATGATTTATACGAAGGCAACAATAAACGCGTAGGACTATTTGATGAAAATAACGGAATATTTTTAGAAGGTTCTGGCACAGATTTAAATATTGTACGACGTACCTACACATCTAATGAAACAGTAGATAACCAAGTCATACAATCATCATGGAACATTGACCCCATGGATGGTACAGGACCTAGCGGAATTACCCTTGATTGCACTAAAACACAAATTTTGATCATAGATTTCGAATGGCTTGGTGTTGGAAGAGTGAGAACAGGTTTTGTCATAGATGGGCTTATCTATTATGTGCATGAGTTCCTAAATGCAAACAATCTTACAACTGTATACATGTCCACACCGAATTTACCTATTCGTTATGAAATAGAAAATACAGGCACAGGACCGGCAGATAGTATTGATTGTATATGTTCCAGTGTTATTAGCGAAGGTGGCGTTGAGGAATTAGGTATGGTCAGGTCAGCCAGCACTTCAACACTTGTTGATGCAAATGCAGCAGGGACAACTTATGCTTTGATTGGATTACGCCTAAAAAGTGCTTATAAAGGAGCAACTGTTAATATATTAGCAATGTCAATGATGGAAACAGCTGGATCAAAAGATATATTATGGTCTTTGCAATACAACCCAACAGTCGCTGGAGCGTTTACTTATAACAATTTGAGTAATAGCGCTGTTCAAGTGGCATACGGAGCAACAGCAAATACCGTTACCAATGGAAAGATCATTGCTTCAGGTTTTTTCAACTCTGCAAATGGTGGAATATCTGGAGTCGCTTCACAAAATATTAATACAGCACTAAAAATAGGCACAAAAATAGATGGAACACAGATACCGATTGTTCTTTGTGCGACACCTATAGTTGTCACAAATGCCGATGTTTATGGTTCCTTGACATGGAGAGAGTTAATATAATGCCATTCAAAAGCACAAAGCAGCGAGCTTACTTATACGCCAACAAGCCAAAAGTTGCTAAAGAGTTTGAAAGTAAAACACCTAAAGGAAAAAAACTTCCTAAAAAGCTCAGAAAAGGTAAGAAGAAATGACATGGAATTCAACCTTAATCGACGGGACAAAGTCTGTTAAAGATAACAAATCTCGTCTAAACGACAACAACAACTATATTGAAACGACTCTCAACAATGACCATTACTGGAACATCGGCGCGAATGAAGATGGAAGGCATCAGTTTATCAATATGCCAAACAATGCCGCCGATGCCACAATCGCAACAGGGATGGATGGTGTTCTTTATATCAATGCAACTGTAGAGGATAGAAAAGAGCTTTGGTATCGAAACAGCGATGGTATTTATCAATTAGCTCCTTCTTTTTTGACAGGCACGCATGTTGTCACGGGATCGTTTACAAACATGGTTGCTGTTCCTGCTAATGTCTATGGTGAAATTTTCATGTTTAGAAGCGGAACGAGTGGAAATCAAACAATGCAAGCAGGAGCATTCAAAACCACTGGAGCAACATGTGATGCTTGGGCTTATGGGCAAAGAAATCAAGGTGGATCAACGGCTACATATAATGTTCGTTTTGGAAATGGAACAGATGCTTCCGGATTGAATATTCGTGTTAGAGCTGATGAAGCAAATACTGGAAACACATGGAATTATCGTGTTACTTATAGAGATGTTTGATGGAAATATTTGAGATTACAGGCTACAAGACAGGTATTGCACGAGATGGCGTCACTTTCCTCGAGCCCTCCGACTCATTTCAAAATATCGTCGATGGTTATATCTTTAGGCAAGTTCTGCAGTCTAGACAAGGCGTAGCTCTCTTTGCCCCAAGACTTGCCAATGCAAGTAGAATAACAGGCATTTTCGAGCACATTAAGCCCAATGGTACCATAGATCTTCTAGCAACGGATGCTAACTTCCTGTACGTATTTAATACAACGACTGGCGTGTTTGATCAAATATCATTTGGTGGCTCAATGGCTGCTTATGGTGGGTTCAACATATCCAATAATGAAGACTATATATCCGGTGTCTCTTATCCATTTGCAGATAATACAGAGCGTTTTGTTTTCACAGGCAGAGGAATAGCAGCAAATGCAGCAGGTTCCTCAATCTTTTTTTATGATGGAACAGATGTTAAAGATTTTACTGATGGAGGTGTTGGTGGAGACAACCAAGATTTCGTCCAATTTGCAAGCGGTGATCTACAAAGAGCAACGCATGTCCTCTTTTTTAATGAGCGCATCAACTTTATCTTACCAGAGATCGCCTCTGACAAAAAAAGCCAAGGGATAATCTTTTCAGGCATTCGTGATAGTTCTGGAACTGGAGATGATTTTAATACATCAGGATCTGGACTTATACAGCTAGACACCTATGAGGAAATCAAAGGGGCCTCTATTCTAGGAAACTACATTGCTCTCAATTTAACCTCATCAAATTGGGTGCTGGAAAAATCGTCAGATGTCTTCAACCCCTACCTTCCTAGGCGCATTCCCTCGGTAATCGGTACAGATGCTACCTTTTCCTTTGCTCAATGGGATAGCAAGATTAAATCTATAGGCAGAACAGGTATTCTTACCATGGATACACGAGAATCCCTAAGATCAGATAATAAGATTCCGCGATTCACACGTGATGATATCAATCAAGTTAACTTTGATACCACCTTTGGAGGTTTTGATAGAGAAACGAGTCAATTTCTTTGGACCTATGAAGAATCAGGAACAGGTTTTGGGACGCAAGACAGAATTCTAGCTAATAATTATGAGGAAGGTAGCTGGTCTATCTATAAATTTAGAGGCACTGTCATTAACGGCACACAGGTCGGCATTGATTTAAGCTGGGATGATATCGATGAGAATGAAAACCCATCCTGGGCACAATGGGATACGACAGAAGATATTTGGGATAAAATAGGGCTTGGAGAAAGCGTAGAAAAAACACTAATAGGTGACGATGAAGGATTCATCTATCAACTAAACAGAGACTGGGATGACTATTTCACAAATATCACAGCAGTATCACAAGCTGCACAAGCTGTTTTAACAGTAGATGCGTCAGCGTTTAAAGCTGGAGATCAAGTCGTAGTCCAGAACGTCGAGGGGATGACGGAGATCAATAACTATGATCCTTCCACTGACCCTGTTGGAGTGACGGTACCCTATACCGTCGTTTCTGCTACGAACACAAGCGTTACTCTAAATGTCGATTCACAAACCTATACAGCCTATACGCAAGGTGGGACACTATCTAAGATCATCAACTTCGAGGCAACACTCAATGAGTTCAACCCTTATAGAGAACGAGGCATGCGATGCTATATCAGTATGGTTGAGTTTTTGGTTAACACCAACGGAGGTTTTCTTTATATTGATGTGTATATGGATGGAGAGACAACGCCATTTAAAAAAGATGTTTTGATTAAGCCGACAAACACTTTGAAAGATAAAGGCTGGGTATCAATGGCAGTGAATCAGGAAGCTGACTTCTTTACATTTGTGTATAGACAATCCAGTCCTGCTGTAGGTGTCAAGATAACATCAACAAGAATCCATGCATTACCGGGAAGTTTGACAAGTGGGTAGAATATCTGAAAGTTTTGATTTTGGTAGAGCCGAAGACTTGGACAAAGAGACTCTACTACGTTATTTAGAGGAAATGTACAGCACATTAGCGGAGGCTGTGAATAGAAAGCCTGACATCTACCAGAGAACAACAGATGGACAAACGACAGACACCTTCTTAAGCAATGGCGATATAAACATTAATACAACAACGTTAAAGGTTGAGATGTTGACAGAGCACACCAATCCAACGACTGTAAACTGGACACAATTGTCCTAAGGGGAAACTATGAGTTTAGATCCAGCAACAATGAGTTTAATAGCTTCTTTAATACCAGCAATAACATCAGTCGCTGGAGGGTTTTTTGGTGGAGGAGGTGGTGATACTGAGACGAAACAACAAAAAATGACCCGTAAAACATTAGATGATATATTAGCCTCTATCAAAGGTGAAGGGTCATTTAATGACCTCTTCAATCTAGATGAAGATGCCTTTCAAAGATCGATTGTAGATCCAGCATTAAGACGCTTTGAGCAACAGACGGCACCACAGATACAGCAAAAGTTTATCTCATCAGGACTACAACGTGGAACTGGGCTTGATGATGCATTAACCCGTGCAGGTGTAGACCTTGAAAGCAATATCGATCAATTATATGGTGATTTTAGAAATCAAGGCATGGAACGTATGATGAGAGCCTTAGGACTAATTACTGGAGCAGGCTCAGGTGCAGCTAATCCTTTGACATCGGGACAGCAATTTGGTCAAGCAGCGGCTGGATATGCGTCTTCACCTGGATTCAGAGATGATATATCAGGAATATTAAACTACTTTACATCTGGACCAGCTCAAATTCAAGAGGGCGGTGTATCAAGTGGCTCTAGACCTGGGTTTGAACCATCAGCATAAAGGAAAAACATGACAACACCATCACCTTTTGAAATAGCTAGAGCAATCGGCACAAACATAGGCGGAATAGGAAAAGAGATACAGGACAAGTCCGCAATTGAAGAAATTCTCAGCGGTCTATCAGGATCTCAGAATCCCGAACAGCTCCAGCAAGCTATCAATCAAGTGCTTACTCGCGTCTCACCAAATAGACAAAAAACTGTTCTAGAGTCATTGGAATCGAGGTTGAAGGGTCAGCAGGATTTGCAGAAAGGAAAACAACTTCAAGAGCAAAAGTTTCAACAACAACAGCAATTGTTATCAGGAATTTTAGGAGATCTGGGAACGGCACCTATGACTATGTCCGGTGATCAACCAATGGACGCTACTATGACAGAAGTTTTAGATCCACCTGAACGAGGAGAACCTTTAAATTTACGTACAAGACAATTAAAAGACAGATTAATACCTGATGAAAAGATAACACAAGTAGCATTGATTAATCCTGCAGTTGCTACTCAAATGCAAAAGCAGAATGAAGCTATTCGAAAAGAAATTGACCGTGAAGAGGACCAAAAATACAAAAGATTTACTGATCAGCGCCAATATGAAACACAATTTAGCAAAAAAGCTGAAGAAAAGGTAGATGATTTAAGAGAAACTTTACCCAAAAAAGAAAGCTCACTGAATTTAGCTAGAAATGCGGCAGAATCAGGGGAAATAGGTTTTATCTCACTTAATAAACTTGCAGATTTAACAGGAGTTGATGCTTTTAGAACAGCTAAAGGTGCACAACTTATTACTGCAAGTAAAGAAAATCTACTTAACAATATGGGACGTGTTAGTGCTCGCGCGCAAAATATTTGGTTTGAACAGCGCTTAAATTCCATGTTTCCAATGATTGGTCAATCTATGGAAGCTAACCTTACAACACAAGAGATGCTTGAAGGTGAATTAGCAATGGATAAAGCCTACATAGATGAATTTGATCGACTAGCTAATGAAGATCAAGAAAGTTTCGGTTTTGTAAGAAAAGACATCGCTCGTCGTGCGCAAAATACAGTCAAAGAAAAAAACAAAGAGATATTTGACAGAACAACATTCCGAATGAAGCAAATTGAAGAACAAGAAAAAGGTGTAAAAAAACTGCAAAGCGAGGTTGGTAAAAAAGTGCCTCGTGGAACACCTTTAACTCTTGTTATGGCCAAACTATATCAGAAAAAATACGGTGATAAAGCAAAAGATAAAGCAAAAGCTGATGGATATACTATTCCTACTTCAGAACAATTTCGAATGTATGCAGCCAATCCACAAGAATTTAGGGATAAATTATAATGACAATATTTGATGTTGCTAAAGAAGACCAATCTTTTGATGAAAGCGATGATATTTTTGATATAGCTAGAGGGATGCCTGATGTCATTGAAGAAGATACATATTTCGACGTTGCTAAAGAATATGGAAAGACGGCTTTAAAAGGTTTTGTTGAAGGTGTTTCTCGTTTTGGTCGTGCATTTGGTCCTTTAGATACTGGAGTAAGCACACAACAACAGCTCGAGCAACAAACAGAAGTATTAGATGAAGTTTTACCTACAGATGAAGGGTTTGGACAAAAGGTAATTAGAAGAGGGTTGAAAGAAATACCAACGGCATTATCTCTACCAGGAGGTACAGTAGCTAGCACCATAGGCCGTGGTGCAGGAGCAGCAATATTGGGCCAAGGCGCTGAAGAATTGGGCGCCCCACCTGTTGTACAGGCAGCAGCTGAGCTAACAGCATGGTTTGGTCCAGATGTTACGAAAAAACTAATAAGTGGCGGGAAAAACAAAGAGATTATAGATGCAGCACGAAAACTTGGAATATCAGATGAAGCCCTCACACCTCTTTTACAAGGAGAGACGAAGCAAAAATGGCTTACAAAGTTAACACCTAGACGAGGTACAACAGAAAGAGCATTAAAGAGAACAAAAGGCGAATTATCAAATGCTTATCATGAAATTGAGTCATCAGCCTTAGCATCGGAAAGATTACCAGATATACAGACAGAAAACTTGTTTAATCAGCTTGATGATTTGATGATGAAGCTTCCATCATCTCAACGATCAAAGATTGCTCAAGATTTAACTGATTTAAAGTCAAATCCTGTAAATGGTGAGGCATTAATCAATTTTTGGGGTGATATAAATGCGACATTTGGGAAAAAATCTAGGCAAATCCAAACACTTAAAGAACCCATAAGAGAAGCATTAAAACAGTCTAATCCTGCACTAGCACAAGACTTTGACCTTATCAATGATCTATATTCTAAATACTTCAAAATAGCTAAAAGACTTGAACCAAATTTAATGTCAGATCTTGTTGGTGCCGGAGAAGCTTTAGGGTTAGGTGTTTCTTTCGCAACTGGTTATTACCCAACCTTAGTGAAATTTCTAGGTGAAAAATCAGCACGTAAATTAGCTCAGCAAATGCTTATTAATCCAAAATATCAACAAATAGGACAAAAATTTGTTACTAATCTTAATGAAAGAAAATTGTTTTTAGCACACAAAAACATAAAAGAGTTATCCGATTTAGTAAGAAAATCGGATTCTGATGCAGCCGATATACTTGATGAAATATCAGAACAAGAATTAATTAATTTGTTTACCAGTCAAGAAGAAATAGGCGAATAAATATCATGCCAACTATAAAAATAATAAAATGCATTTAAACCTTCCATGTTTTATTATTTACAATACAATTTATATTGCTTGATGTTGTATTATAAAATCTTGAAAGATCTCTTTGAGTCCATCCAAATTCATATTTATTTCTAATTTCATTTATAATCTTTTGTGTAAACTTTGAGTTTCCATTATTTTCTTTGGTTGGTTTTGTTGCCCTGCCACGTTCAAACATCTCTTTTTGATTTATAAGTCCTGTACCCAAATGTAAACAGTTTGGATTAATGCAAAATGGCTTATCACAATAATGCAAAACATGCAAACCTTTTGGTATAACACCATTAAATACAAGATAAGAGGCTCTATGAGATAAATATTTCTTTTTACAATTATTTATTGAAAGAGAAGTTAAACCATATAGTCTTTTAGGAGTAACCAAACATTTATTCCAAATCCAGCATCCATCGCTATCAATATTAGTGTTGTTCTTTAACCTTTTTTTTGTGTGCAATCGATATTCTTCAGAAAAAAAGGGGAAAAGACCATTTCTTTCAAAATTTACATAACCTAAATTGAATAGATTTGTAAAATTAAAACTTGTTAAAATATGAATAAAATCACTTTCTTTATCATAATTAGAAATAGTATATAAAATACCTTTTTCTTCTTCTGACAACCTATCATCTAAATATGCCATTTATCTCCTCCTTGTTTTTTCAATATCTAACAGTCTTTCATGAAATTCTTTCATTTCTCTTTGAAT